TCCTCCAGGCTTGCGACAACGGAACCACCAACGCCATCATCTGGGCCTTTCGCGTCCAGACCTGGGAGATCTGAAACATGGGCATCGCAGGACATACCCCGAACTTCACGGCAGCAGGAACGATCCTCCCCTTCTCGTGCGTCAAGGCCGACACCACCGACCCGTTTAAGGTACTGGTCGCCACGCTTGAGGACGATGTTGTCCTAGGAGTGACGGACGGCAGCACGCGGCGCTTCGGAAGTTCGGATCACGCCATCGCCGGGGATCAGGCCGTCCTGCAGAACAGCGAGTTCATCCAGCTCCGGGCGGGCGGCACGATTGCCATTGGCGACGGCCTCCGTCCAAGCACCAACGGCAGCGTGATCGTTGCCACGAGCCGCACGCAGTTCGTTGCCTGCGACAGCGCGGTCAGCGGCGAGGTGTTCTGGGCGCAGCGCGTTGGTTCTGTCGAGGTTGGAGCTGGGATTTACGGCAATCTCCTTGCATCAAAGTTCGTGCAGGACGTGATTGACGGCGTTGATTCGTTGGACATCGTTACGGTAGGCGACAGCAATACCGGGTTCACCCTTAGTGGAACGGGTGCGAACGGACAGGGCTACACGTTTGGACTGATGACGGCGCTGTCGAGCCTTGGCGCAACCGTGTATGCCACGCCGTTGTTCTCTGCAAGCATTTCAAGCGGTGTAACTGGTCATGCTGGTGACATGACAGGAGCGCATACCAGCCGTCTAATTACTGCTTCAATTACGGGCGCGCTCGGAAACCAAGTAACCCTCACGACGGCAGATGCGGCGGCGAATGCAGATGCCCAGGCGCTGAAAACGTTCCTTGGCTACACGACAGATGCAAGTCTGCCGCAAACCTATGGATTGTCGAAATGGGCAGGGGCATTCGTTTCTTCCGCCAACTTCACCAGTTCCGCAAATGGCAACAACATTGCCATCAACGGTGCATCGACACTAAACCTCGGTTCCTACGGAGGTGCCGCGTCATGCGCCTATCGCATGAACCGAGCGAAGTTCACAACGTCAGGCGGAGGCTATCGCCTGATGGTAATCCAAGGAACGAACACAATCGTCTCCGCAAGTTCGTCAGATATCTCCACGAATGCGGCATCGGTGGGATATGCCTCAGATGAATTGACGTTCAATGCGCCCAAGTCTGGCAATGTCCCGCAGCAATATCGTTGCGTCTTCGATGGCTACAACCAAGCCGGTGGCAATCAGACCGTTTACAGCGTCAAGGGGCCGTTCTGCGGTCTATGGCATTCGGTCATCAAGAAGAGCACCAAGGGATTTGCTGTCAGCAATCTCATCTTTGAAAGCGGGTTCACGACCACGCAGGTTGCGGACAAGTTGGACAACATGGGGAAACTTGTCGAGGCATACCTATACGAGCTTCGACTGCGGCAGATCTCCGCAGGAGGTTCTGGTCGCGTGATGGTTTGGCTGAATGGCGGAATCAATGATGTGAGTGCAGGAACCCCAGCCACCTACATCACAGGGATCGAAAGAATCCGAGACAAGTTCCGACTGCATTGGTCGAACCTTGGGTATCCCGCTGCTGATCTTTGCTTCCTATTCAGCACAACCCACCCTTCGCCGAGCGAAAACGCCGGTATGGCACCGCTTCGGACTACTGCGAATACGTGGGCAACCACCAATGCCAACGACGGCAACTACGTGACCATGATGGACATTACCGGGAGTTTCTCCGGTAATGATCTTGACCGTCTGTGCCTGTTGAATGCGGAGGTTATCAACTTTACGGCAGATTGGTCGCATCTTCGACCAACACCGGGGCCTCGGCTCCTTGAGACGGTGGGAAACTACGCTGCGCTCAATGTCTTCAACCCGTCTACTGGCAGCGTGTATTCCAGTTACAACTTGCACATCTACAACAACGGATATGTCACCGTAACGACCAAATTGCTTATTGCGCTTCTTCGTGGATAATTTGATGGACATCGACCTCAAGCCCACGGCAGAGATGGCTTCTAACGCCGAGCGCGGCCTCGCCCTGCGCGAGAAGCACGGGCGCGGCGGCACGGAGGTCGGGGTCGCCAGGGCGCGAGACCTCAAGAACCGCAAGAACCTGTCCCCGGACACGGTGCGCCGGATGCACTCCTATTTCGCCCGCCACGAGGTTGACAAGAAGGGCGAGGGATGGGGTAAGGATTCCGCCGGGTATATCGCGTGGCTCTTGTGGGGGGGCGATGCAGGCGCGTCTTGGGCATCGCGCAAGGTGGACGAACTTGACCGCAAGGAGGACAAGGTGGAGAACGCCAAGATCTCGCACGCCGTGGCTTCGGACGGCGACAAGGTGGTCATCAAGCGCGTGGAGCTGTTCATGGCCTTCGACCCGGACATCGATGATGCCGAGGCCGACCCGGAACTCAAGCGGTTCGACAACAAGCGCCTGCGCGAGATCGTCGCCAGCACCCGCAAGCACATGGGTCGCGGCTCGTTCCCGCAGCTCGTCATCATGCACGAGAAGGACGGCAAGGAGCCGAAGAGCGCCGTGGGCAGAATCCCCGCGCTTTCCTACGAGGAGCGGGAAGGCATCGGATACATTGTGGGGGACATGGAGGTGAATCGGGACATCTTCGACCGGCTGATCGCCACCAACGCCTTCCCCAGGCGCTCGGCTGAGATCTGGTCGGAGTCCAACCACCTGTCGGAGGTGGCGCTGCTCGGCAGGGAGACCCCCCGCCGCCCGCTGCCTGACACCCACTTCTCGCGCAAGGGCGAGAAGGTCACTTGCTCAAAGTCCAACTTCGACCTGGCCGGGGTCGGGGGGGGACTCAACACATTCGTCCCGGCAACCATAAAGGAGGAGGCCGCGATGGCATCCGACAACGATTTCCGCGAGGAGATGGAAGCCATGAAGTGCGCGATCTCCGACCTCTCGGAGATGATGAAGCGTCACTTCGGTGACAAGCCCGAGGACAAGGTAGAGAACGCCGAGGAGTCCGAGGAGAAGGAGGAGGCCGCTGGCGCTGGCATGAAGTACGAGGCTGGCGAAGAGGACGCGATCCACATCGACATCGGCTCGCACGATGTCGAGGGCGACATCGAGGGCGACGAGGAAGAGGAGGCTCCCGAGGTCATCGCCTCGCGCCAGACCTACAGCCTCCGCGCCGAGAACGCCCGCCTGAAGGCCCGCATGGGCCGTCTTGAGGCCGAGATCAAGCGCGAGAAGTTCGCCCGCGAGATCGACATCCTTGAGCAGGAGGGCTACCGCATCCCCGAGTCGCAGCGCGACAGCCTGATTGCCTCCCTGCAGTCGGCCCGCGACCCCGTGGCGCTGCTGGAGTCCTGGCGCGAGCTGTTCGCCCGCGACCCCATCGGCACGAAGATCGACATGAGCCGTGCGGCTCTCCCCAAGTCCGTCCAGGTTGCCGACGTAGGCGATCTGGTCAAGCAGTTCGCTGGCAAGCCGGAAGAGTTTGCCAAGGCGATCAACGCTCGCATCAAGAAGTGATCCACTAGGAGGAATCACCCCATGCTTCAGTTCTCTCCCAATCTCGTCGCGGGCGGAAACATCAATCCGTACCGCATCGTCAAGATGGACACCAACGCCTTCACCGGCGTGGCCTCCACCGCCGCCGCCGACTACGTTGTCGGCGTGACGGACGGCTCGACCAAGCGTTTCGACTCGTCCGTCCATGCTGCTTCGGGCGACCCGATCAGCCTGCAGCCGTCTAACTGCGTGCAGATCGAGGCGGGCGGCAACATCACCGCCGGTCTCGGCCTCATCGCCTCCACGGCTGGCGTGGCCATCACGGCTGCGGGCGCTGGCAACGTCCCCCTCTTCGTTGCCCTTGAGGCTGCTGCCAGCGGGCAGATCTTCTGGGCGTACCGCCTCCCGGCGACCAAGGCACTCTGATCCAACTGACCCAAAGGAGGTCAAGCCATGAGTTACGTGACTGTCGGCGGCGGGCTCAACACCTACGTCCCGTCCACCAACGCCCTCGCAACGGGCGCTCTTCAGGTCGAGTTCACCCGTGCGGTGAACACCTTTCCCATCACCAAGTACGCGCAGATCGTCCCCGTCAACCAGATGACGGGCTACTACCTGCGCCTGAACTCGGATGACAACGTGCGAGTCACGGACATCAACGAGTTCGCTTGGCCCCTCGGCAACGACCGCCCGGTCGGCAAGATGAACGAGCACGATTTCGTGTCGTTCACCTGCTCGCGCTTCGCGTACCCGTTCTACATCCCGAACGAGACCGTGAAGCAGGCCGCGTGGGACGTTGTGGCGCAGCACGCTCGCGCCAAGGCGCAGCTCGCCATGACGGCACGCTCCATGCGTACCGCGACCGCGCTCACCACCTCCGCGACCTTCAACGCGGTGGGCAACTACTACGCCACCGGCACGGCGATCTCGGGTGGCGCGTGGACGGCTGCATCGGGCAACAACATCCAGAAGGGCATCCAGACCGCCCTGCAGCGCATTGCTCTTGCCACAGGCGGCGCGGTGCGTGGCGAGATCGACGTGATGATGGTGATTAGCCCGACGATTGCCAACTCGCTCTCGCAGACTGCGGAAGTTCGTGACTACGTGAAGAACTATCCCGCTGCCCTGCCCTTCCTGCAGGGTTCGGATACCTTCGCCAAGTACGGCCTCCCGCCGAACCTCTTCGGCGTGCAGCTCGTGGTCGATGACAGCGTGAAGGTCACGACGAAGAAGGGCGCGGCCAGCACGACCCGCTCCTTCGTCTACGGCGACTCGGCGGTCTTCGTGAGCCGTCCGGGTGGCCTGGTCGGCGTGGAGGGCAGCACCTCCTTCGCCACCTGCCAGATCTTCGCGTTCGAGGACATGACGGTCGAGAACTGGGACGATCCCAAGGATCGCCGCATCGAAGGCCGCGTGATTGACAACAGCACGGCGGAAGTCGTTGCCCCCGTGTCGGGCGTGCTGGTTGCCGACGTGACCGCCTGATCCCGCCTAATCGGCACGGGAGGGCAGGGGCTTCGGCTTCTGCCCTTCCCGCGCCGTGGGAGCTGCAATGCCGTCCTACGCGACCTACGCCGATCTGGAAGCATCCATCGACGCACAGGTGATCGCGCAACTGTGCAGCGACCAGGGTACTCCGATGCTCGGGGCGAACCCGGTGACGGCCTACGCCATCGAGCAGGCCTCGGGCATTGTCCAGGCCTATGCGCGTGTCGGGAGCATCTACACCGACACCGACCTGACCACCCTCTCGGCGGCAAGCGACCCCGTGCTTCGCGGCATCGTCGTGGCCTTGGCCGTCGAGTTCCTCTTCCAGCGCAGG